ATTTGTCTGCATTGGCCTTGTTTCTCTTCCTTTCTTTCTCCATAGTACGAACTTTAGGCAAGAGTTTCTTAGCAATGCGCTCAACTCTCGACCCCATTTTCTGAACTCTCTTTTCTATTTCGGCGCGGCGCGCAGGTCCAACTTCTGCTCTAGATTTCCCTTTGGAGAATTTCTTGAACATTTGGTTGAGCGCTTGTTTCTTTGCCCGCTTTTTAAGCTTTGGTAGATCAGCAGTTCGAGCTTTCGCTTTACGTTGGCCCATTTTGAGTTTAGCAGCAATTCTTTTCATCACACGCCCTTTTGCACGGCGTTGTGAAAATGATAATACTTCATCGATATTGTTTTCTTCAGGGTCTTGACTAGAGGTATTTTCCCCTAAGCGTCGACGCTTCTGGGTCTGATAATTAATCAGCTCCCCCATTCCTGGTTTGTAATCGACAATTGTAAAGTGTTTAAAAGAAATCATTCTAGTTCCTCGTTGGCTTGTCCCATCCCTTAACTATATCCGGCGAAAAGTTATTGTATGAAAATTCCATCCTATCAATAATCTTTACCGCGTCACCACCAAGTTTGTCGATTGCAACGTATCCTTCTGCACCTGTAACAGTATAACCTTTACTGGTTTTCACGAAAGTGTCTATAGTTTGCAATCGGTTCAATTTATTTATAAGTTTTATTTTCGCTAGAACAATCAATTTCTGTAGCTCAAACATCCTTGCTAAATTTTCTTTGTTTTCTTCACTGAAGAAACTGAGGATTTGGTCGAGTTTCGCTTGCTGGGCACCTTTACCTTTGGTTGTTTTGCGTTTGTCGATTTCTTTTTGGTACTTGCCTTTGATATATCGGATGAGCTTTTGCGTGTGCGTTTTGGTGTTTCCGATAACGTCGCCTTTTCTGACAAAGGTGTTGTTAAAGGTTTCGATGATTCCGGCGAGCTCTTGATTAGCTGCAAGGGTTCGTAAGGTAGACCCAGCCGTTTGATTAAATAATTTACCGATTCTTGAAAGAAGTAGGTTAACATCTTCTGTTTCCTTTTTACTCATTGTAGCTTTAGACAAATCTCTTAACATTGCGTCTTGAGACCACACTGCAGTTGATTTCTTTAGTTTCTTTACATCAACACCATAGGAAGCGCGCATACTCTCAAAAGAGCTACCCGTATATGTAGTATGCCACACAATGCCGATTTTAGATTTTAACAATGGTGTTGCCTGATCAACAGGAACAGCATAGACGATCGTGTTGGGGTGGAAGGTAACATACTTATTACCGTCGATATTTTTTGTTTTTAAATCACTACGGTCATAGAGAAAGTCACCTTGAATGACACCCTTGATACCGAGAGTAGATAAATGTTTGAGCGCCAGCTTTAGTTTCTTGTTCAGGTCGCCACTAGTGTCTTCGTCGACATCCGCGTTAGTCTTATAGACCTTGGGGTTCTTATTGAAGATACCTTTCTTAGCGACAAAAAACTTTCCGTCTCGAGGATCTGTACCGGCGAATATTGCAGGTGCCCCATCCCACTTAACTGATACACTGCCTTCTTTTTTACCACCTAGCATATCGCGCATATCGCGCAGAGCAAAGATCGCTTGGCGTGTACCGTTAACTCCACCGTAGAGAACCTTGTCCTCTATGTGGGTCATGTGGGTGTTTTTTTGCTCTGTTAGAGTCTCTTTAAAACTTAAATCCACTTTGGTCGCCTTTTGTTGCAACTTATATTTATACAACTTGGATATTAAGTGTATGAAAGTTCGAATCTCCAGATAAGGAATGCGCCTTGTATAGCATACCATGAATTGCTCCGAACGCCGTTGTCAAGAACAACAGAAAGCGCTGGAAGCAAATGAACCTCATTATAATCCCAAGTGTTCTCAACATCGAACCGAATTCTTTTGATTCTTTTATTCATAACACTTGTGCTCCTACGACGGTGAAATTGTGCGACTCATAAAGGCGCGTGGCGAAAACGACCTTGTTCAAGATAAGATTATTTCCACGAGGTCGAAATTCGACCTGAGGCAGACCCTCTCCGTTCTCGACGATTTCCATTACCTCGTCGGATGAATGTAACGCTATAGCGTGTTGTTTAACCTGAGCGAAAATATCTCGCAAATCGCCAAAGAAACTAAATGCTCGATCATAACTTGCATCATCTGATCCAACTACACCGACAACTACATCTATTCTTTCTTCCATCATTTTTTCCTTATTAAAAACAACTTTAACATTCATCTAATGAGTCAAACACATCGTCCGATCCAGGAACCATGTAAGCACATCCGGTGAACACATTGTGCAGGAACCATTCGAAATGAGCAGTTGGACCCCATACATCGCATGCACCAGACATATAATTCTCATAGATTTTGTCTGCGATCAACTCTGCAGTGTGTTCTGGACCTTCTTGGATCATCATCCAATTAGAGGGCAACGCGTAGTCAGCCAGTTTGGCGAGCTGATTCAACTCCAGCTCATTCAATGGGCCGACATACGTGTCGTAAAAATCACAACCATCCATTACGCCACCTCTGCAAAGAAATCTTCAGGGTTGTATAACTCAAAGGTGCCGTCGATTAGGTTAGACCATGCGATCGCATCTAGGTCAGAATTCGTTTTACCGCGTTCAATAACAAACTGAATTGTACCGGTAGCGACTTCAACAACATATAATTCATTACTCATATCACGTTTCCCTTTTGCTTATAGATCTATTATACCTTGAAAAGCGATGAAAGTAAACCATAGATAAGTTGTTGATATTCAAAGAAAAAAAGGGGGCCGAAGCCCCCAATCTCTTTAAACAAGCCAATTGGCCTTAAACAAGCCCAGAGGCCATTGCTTTGTAGCCAGCAGCGATTACTGCTTTGCTAGGAGTGCCAAGGCGATAAAAGCCTTTGGTTACACCTTTGCTGTTGGTACGTTTGTTCAGGTATACAGGGAAACCCGAGAAACGAATGTCTTGAATCACGGCAGCAGGGTTCTTAGCGCCAAACTGGGCAGTGATTTGTTTAGCGGTCATTTGACGACCTTCTACGAGTGCGTTCAATACGCGAGTTGCTTGAGACATATTTCTATTTCCTATTATCATTAAAGTTACCAGTACAATTGAGTCAGTTCTTCTTCGAGACCATACGCTTCTTCTTCCCATGGAAATTTACGATACGTGTTTTGAGACAACGTCCGTATTTTTCCTGAGCTCGTTACGAGCGCATTGTTAAGAATCTTCGCATTGAGTTCTCGTCGAATGTACTGCTTGGCATGTACCAGTTCATGAGCCAGCGTGCTGGCGATATCCCTTACGGTGTAAGGGAATTTTTCCTCTCCATCGTTATAATTACGACTGAGAGAAATTGCTATCATTCTGGACCTGTCTCCTCCGAACACTTTATGTGTTCCGAAGTCAACGCAATATCCAGAATTATTATCGTCTAATTTTGGTTGCATTTCAACACCGATTACAATCAATTGCTTACGGTCGCGCTTGAAGAAATGATTAATAACGTCACAACCGAATTGGTGAAACCGCTCTTTTTGCGGAAACCTTCCGCTAATAATTAAATTAATCATACGACTATTATACCATATTTATTTTAAAAGGACAACCATGTGTAAGCTGTTGCTATAATTCAGAAAACAACTCTTTCAAATGGGCGGTGCTATACCTTTCCTTTTCATCATGCCACATAGGTTTCATCATTCCTAGACGTGCATAGAATCCTTTACCCATGGTATCCGTATAGTCATAATTACACTCGAGTTGGACCTTGTCATAGAAGACGTCGTCAATAAATTCGCCGACGTCGGTCTCGAGCAGTCCTAGGACCAATTTAGCCTGTACAAAGGGTTTGTTGGTGTCGATAAACCATGCTCCAAACGAACCCTTTTCGGAAGAGCAGCAAGACACAATAGGTACACAATCTCCATCGATAAAATCTTCATCGATCGAAAATGCTTCTCTACTATAGAGCTGGTCTTGGCCCGTCGCCGGAAAGGACAAGGCCAACTCGCCTTCCCAATCATCACTACCGTCTGCTGGTACGCTGTAGATCGAGATCTCACCATCGGAGTAGGCTGCGTTGATATGCTCTTTGTCGTCGTTATCAAACCATCCGCGCTCCAGCTCTTCTTCCTCCATAAGTACTTCGATCAAATCGTCCTCTTCTTCTTCATTGAATTTATCAAAGAACTCTTGAGAAACCTCACCTACTACCACTTCGGCACCATACCGCCCAGCGTCTATTCTATATCGATATTTCATACAACTCTCCTCAAAGGTAACACTCTCAGCTTGTCTTTGGGATCGGGGTGAATCCACTGACAGTTTACATACCCATCAATCAGACGTTTCGCCTGAGAGACCGCGATGACAACATTAGGATCTTTATTTTCACCGTACTCTAGAATACGGTCGAGCTGCACCAGCGTTGCTTGTCGGCCAACAGTTTCAAGGCGCGCCCGTTTCCCACCCTTGATATACTCAATTTCGTAGTTCTTCAGGGTAGCGTTCTCTTCCATTTCTTCGAGGTGCCTCTCAATGATATCATTACAGAGAACCAGAGGCACTTTGGATACCCGTTTCTCGAGAGTCTCTTGGAGAATCACCCGACGATATATCGTCGGGATTTCTTTGTGATCTTTATACATTACGCTGCCTCCGCATATTTAATTGCACTGTTAACTGCTACCAGCTTGCGCTTGGCGTTATGCCCGTACCATGCCGAGGTTAGTCGAGCGTCTGCAGTACGACCTAGCACATGATCCGTCGTGAAAGTCACAGCATTGAGAGCGTTCCACCAAGTACCTCTAGCAAACTCGGCTCCAGGCTGTGTATCGATAACATCGAACGCAGACTTCGCCGTAGGAGAAAGTGCTTCGTATTTGTCCACTTCCTTACCTTTGGTATTGGAGTGAGGGAACACGCCATTCATAAACTGAATGACATCGCTCATACCTGCTTTCTTGGAGGCCAAGAACCGAGAGAATTCTCTGTACTGATCAAACTTCTCAGAAGCAATTCCCATCTGCTGTTTGACCAAGTTGGCGTCAAACTTACGACGGTGATTGAGAGAGACCTCGTTCTTTGAGGTGGCACTGAGAGACATCTGCAACGTATTGTTACACACGACCCGCGTGGGAGTCATACGGACGTTTATTGACTTGCCATACATATGAGGGTTTGAGAATAGAAGGTAGTTGTCGACTCGATCGCCTTCTAAAACATCAAAGGATTCCTTGATCTTAGCAAGTACCCAGACAATCTGACCACCTTTCAGAGAACCTGCAGTATGCATTTCCATATCGCCGGCAGCACAGAATTCGTTGAAGAATTCGAATGCTTCAGTGTTCTGTACTGGCTCCCAGTCTTTGCCGATCATCGGTGCTAGGACTTTGTGATCTGATTCTCGAATCAGAGCCTTGGTTCCTGTTGAGATGATGTCCTCGCCAAAGAAAGCGTGTGTCTCAGCAGTCTCTACTCGCCAATCAAGATCAGCTTTCTGCTGCATCTGATATGGAGTAAGATCACCTGTAACTTCAACACCCAAACCGTGCCATGGGACTCGACCAGCATACGCCATTGTTTCAATTTCGTGACTCATAATGTAGCACCTTTTTGTTTTGAATTCATATTATACCGCATTAATGTATGAAAAACAACCATCTGTAACCCATTGTTTTTCAACACGTTTTTAAACATTATCGCAAACTTCTTTCCAAAGGTCATTGATCTCTTTACAGGATCTGAACCCTGATTCAATTACACTTTCTGGACAACCACAAGAAGCTTCAATGAATGTACTGGAACACATTACATGGGTAGACATTCCGCCATTTCGAATAGCGACATCAGCTAGTGTTTGTGCATTACGGCCAGCAAACACTAATTCTTCACCAGAGTGCAACTCTAAGAGACCTTCGTTGAGAGAGATATAATCGATCATTTTAGTTCCTTTTTTGCTTATAGATCTATTATACCCTACTTTAAGATGGGAAAAAACCATTCCTAAGTTGTTGAATTTCCTTAGTTTTTAAGTCTCGAAACTTTCGGCGCGAAACCGACCACTGTTTCTTGGGCTGCTCAAAACGAATTTCCTTTCCGGCGTCAGGCCCAGCAACTGGGACAAACCCCAGCAACCAAGTGCCTTCGGTGATGTAGATATGATTCTTCTGATCGTAAAGGCATTTATCCCAAACGGTGATTTCTTGTCGGTATCTTGCCATTATATATTGCCTCTGTTTTCATATAAAGAATGGTTTTTGAGTGACCACCGTTCGAGGGTAGGACCACCGTCTCTGTTATTCCAGTCAGCGTTGTCGACGAGAATATAACAGACCGTCCTCAGGACTTTGGCGTAACGATATCCTTGATCCAGACCTTCGCGTGGCGTGGTAACCCAGACCTTGTGGGGGTAGTTGGCGCCAAATTCGCAGTCGTCATCGTTGACGCTAAACTCAAACAAGTGGCCATGGTCCTTCTCACGGAAACAACCAAGGATGGTGCCGTCTTGATCGAAATAAGTTTTACTGGGGGCATATGCCATGACTACTTCCTCTTTTGCTTATGTAACTATTATACCGCTTTTATGCAAAAAAGAAACTACACGTAACCTATTGTTTTTTAACAGGATTTTTTGTGATGGTGCCGTGGAATAAACCGTAGCGATTCTTGTTGGTGATCAATTCAAAGCCATTGAACTCTTTGACCTTTTCTTTACCATCCCTCTCCAGGTGCTCTCGGAGTTGAGAGAGGCTGTTCCAGGATCGTTTGGTGTAATCGGTCATACTTGCGAGGGTCTCTGTTCTAATAATTTATTGGCCATACCAAAAACCCATGGGTCGCGGTTTGGTAAATGGTATCCGGAAGAACCATCCCAATCAACGAAGTATTGATCAAAACGATCACTGTATGCGTCCGGATGTTCTTTCAGTAAAGTGGCGAGTTCTTTCGCGCGCGCGTCAAACGTCAGGTCATCCCAGATGTTTTCATTCAATGAGTAATAGAGGCAACTGTGGACTAACATCTGCAGTCGTCTCCTTTTGATCAGCTCGCCTGCGCGAGAGTCTGGGTTGGGGAAGACATAATCTTCATCTCTTTTGGCCATCATGAATCTCCAAAAATGTTGGGCGCTAGTTCTGCAACTAAATCCATGTCGAACTCAGTAGGAAAATGTTTAAGACATGCTTGTGCTTTTTTTCTAATTTCG